TTACACAAAATTCTTTACATGTTCGAAAGACTTGTCACGAATCTTGCCGTTGATCTCTCCTTCAGCATAGATGCGTGTCATTTCACTGCCGTCCGTATCTGCGATAACGCCGATGCCCTGCTCGTTGTTCTCATACTCTTGCTTGTTCTCGATTGTTGGCATGTCCAATAGCGGAACCCAAAACGTAGGCACTGCTTTTGTTCCTCGTGTGGCCTCTTTTGCGAGACCGACTTGATAATGTCGTCCGATCATTTCTTTTCTTTTAATGAATTAAGCTGTTTTTCCGCCTCATCTATTGTTGAGGCTTTCACTACCACCTGTTCGTCGGGGTAGAAGAATGCACCTGCGGTATTTTGTGGTGCTTTGGCGATTTTTTGCGCCTCCGCCTTTTCCTTTCCCATGTTGGTTTTATAAAATACTTACGCTTTTATTCACGGATAGCATGATCTCCGTCATGTGCACCGTGTTCGATTCTGTATCGTAATCTCCGTCTATGCTCGGAGCCACTTGAGTAAAATCAACCGTACCGCCAAGCGTCCAATCTTTCTCAAACATCTCGATGATCGCATCGCTTACAGCATTTGTCGTTGCAATCGCCGTTGCTTTGTCGATCGTTGAAAATTGCTGATGGACCATTATTCGAAAGACGTATTTTCTCATGTTCTGCGTTGTTGTCTCGTAGTCGCTGACGATGTCACTCGGCTCGAACGTGGCGTATGGATAGCCGTCTGTTTTAGTTGTATGCTCCGCATAGACCGCCACAAGTGGCTTTCCTGTGCCCTTGAGGGTTTCCAGCATGGTTTTGATCTTTGCGCTGATTGTTACCTTGCTCATGAGCTAAATTTCCTTTCTATAGATGACTTGGCATCTCTTAATAATCTTTCAATGGTCGGCTGTGCCTTGTTGAGACCGATGAACATGAATTGGCGCGGACCTTTGTATCTGTTTGTCCCCATCCCTTCATGAACAAATATCGCGTAATTCGTGTGCGGGGAGATTGTGGCTCTACTTGACTTTCCTATTCCTGACAATGCCGTACTGATTGATGCGCGCAAACGCCCTGTGCGGACCGCTTTGAGCTCTGTGATGGACTTCTTGCTTTCCCGCTCTACAGCATACCCTGCACGTCCTATTGCGGTTTGGATTTGACTGTCGATGGTGTCTGGGAGTGAATTGAAACGTGATGAGACGGAGCGCAGATTTTTGACTGTTACTTTAATCATGCGTGAGGAATACTTTTAAATGTGGAAACCCTCCGTAGTTGTAATCTCTGATCTCTTTGATCGTATATTCTATGTTGTCAATAACGACGACGTCCGCATCTTGAACGTCAATACGTTCGCAATACATGATCAATTTAATGACTGACTGTGTGCCGGTGAACTCTTCTTGGAGCGGTTGGATAAAACAGGACTGATTTGTGAGGTTTTCTAAGTATGTTTGTTTTCCGCCCGTCGGCGATGTGAGACGTTTTGTGGAAAACTGCACATTGAAAAGATTAGACATACATCTTTGGTGATTTATATATATTTATTATATCATACATTTTTTTAAAGTCACTCCACCCCGTATCATCTTTATATGTGACCATGTAATCGCCGATCTTTTCGCTTTTTTTCTCTCCAGGGGCATCGTTTCCATTGTTCATAATGCCTGACACCAAAACAACCGTTGCATACGTGATCTCCGGTGGTACTGTCTCGGAATAGCCCCATACACCTGTAACAACAATATTTCCCGTACCGCGTTTAAACACAGCGTCTTGTGACGGTTTAATGAACATGCGCATTTTTGGATTACTATTGTACGGCGAAAGAACAAAGCCATTCTCATCTAATGTGTAAGCAAGGTTTCCATCACAATCGTAGATTTTGACCTCTGAAACGCTCAAACAATCGTCGATAGAGAGATCCCGCGTATTATACCCGTCATAAATGCGATCTGATTCAGTTGAGCCTACTTTGAACACACGCCCGGTCTCTCGTTCGATGATGGATTCAGCTATGCCTATCCATGATTCGATTTGACTTTCAAAAGATTCTGCTATTTCTGTGAGATTGTAATTTTTGATATCGTCAATCGTGCAATATCCTTTCATAATGCTTTTATCTTAATGATTTAAAATTTGTTTCCGTAAGAATATCCCTTGTCATGACCTCGTCTGCAATTTCTTCCGATGTTGGAACGTCTGGCGTTGGAATAGTATCGATTTTCGCGATAACATCTGCTTTGTTAGATGATGCGGTACTTTCCTTTGCAATATCCCTCGTAACGATCTCATCAGCAATTTGAACGGCTGTAGGCGGTGTTTGAGGCTCTGGGATTGCGGAAATAATAGCGTTTGCATTCGATGCAGCGTTTGCTTCCGTCGCCAATCCGCTGATATCGGCCTTGAAATCGTTAGCAACAGCCTGCATGCCGCTCACCACGTCTGATACGGATATGTCATTGAGCGCCGTGATATCTGTTTTCTTTGCGAGCACAGTTGAAGCTTCAATTTCAGCAACAGATGCCCCTCCTGCAACATTTCCAACAGCCACCAATACCGCATTTTTATTCGCTGTGGCGTTCGTCTCCGATGCTCTTGTTGCGATTGTCGCATCAAGATTATCCAACTTCGGCGCACGGGTTGTCGTGTAGCCTTGAGCTGTTAATCCTGCTTGGACTTTAGCTGTTACATCGTCAATATCACCTGTGATAATGTTAGTACCACCGACAGTCACGATGTTATTGACAACGTGATCGGGAGCAAAAACCAATGTACCGCCTGTGGTATCTACAAGGTCGATACTCGCACCTGTAGTATTATCAACTCCGTAACCTCCTGTGATTTCTAGTGGAACCATCGGGCTTGATGTGTTTTTAATTTTCATTGAGGTGAGGCGGTAATTAGCAGGGTCTACTGCATCTACATAGGCTATATCATCGGCAATACCAGTAGCAGTGAACATCCAATACACGAAAGCCGCATAGATTGATTGCCATGTGACCGAACCTGCAGAAATATTGATATTCACCAAGTCGGTTGCTGCATCTGTAAAGGTGATTCCTGTAACAGTTGAGCCGTTTATCCCGTTTGCGTTATACACCGCATCGTCTACCTGATTAGCAAGGTAAGAAATTGACGGGCTTGTTTCCGTGACAGTTCCGATAATTGTTTCGACAAACTCCTTTGCTGTTGTTCCGCTTACAAGTGTATGTCGAAGCCTTATCTCTCTGTCTGCTGCATACGGCGACGGGTCTGTCCATGTATAAGGGAAAGTCGGCGTTCCGTTGTATAGCTGTGTATTTGATGTTAGGTCATACAGTTGAATACGAGTGCCTGCTGTAAGTCCTGAAATGGTAGCGGATTCATATACCTGTGGCTCACTGATCGTGATGTTCGGACCAGAATTGATGTAATCAACGCCAGTCTCCAGCTCCACAGTCACATTGCCACCGCTTGAATTGGTAAAAGTCACTTGACCGCCAAAGTCTGCTCCTGCAAAGTTATACGTTCCATCTTGTGAGAAATCGACTGTGATAACGCCAAGACGAGGAGTGTACGTACCTGTTGCACTGTATCTGATCGTACCGCCTGCCAATCTTTTACCCGTTAGATCAAGATGTTGCGCACCAGTTATCAGCCCGCCTGAAATTAATGTAAAATCAGTTCCGTTAGTTGTTGTGAGTTGCTCGGAGTACTGCATATTTCCTGACTGCACAGCCCATGCCTGCGAATAGTCGTAGAGGGCTTGCATTGTTCGGGATGATGATAATGCCGTTGTATTGCTTGACCCTGTAGTTGTTATTCCAGTATACGCCCATGCCGTTGCATAACTTGCGACAGTATATGCGTTAGTTGTAAGTTGCTTGCCTTCATTTGTTTTTTGAGCGATTGTTGAAGCGTAAGCCTGAAATTGATAACCGTAATTTCGAATCTTGAAAGATAGCGGCGAGTATGTTGTGACACCAAGTGTGCCTGCGTTGTTCGAATATCTTTTATACCTTATTTGTTGCTCTGCAATATTCCCATTGGAATCTGTAGTAACATTAAAGAGATTTGTACCAAAAACATCATTACAATATACGGCGACACCAGAGAGATTTGCGTCACTACTATTTTTGATATTGAGATTGTATCTGTAGTATTCATCGCAATCGCCATCATCATCAGTATCTGCTGGTCGTGATTCTGCTGTAATATTTGCGCTCCATTGCGGATCAATAAGTTTGAAGTAATGGTTTCCGTACAATCGCACATCAGATGTGACGTTATTGTATAGAATTGGAGAATCAAGTGTAAAATTTTGATCGGGATTTGCGCCACCTGCTCCAGTCATTGCGTAGGTATAATTTCGCACTTCAAAATTCTTGAATGTAGGAACGGCTGCTAAAAGAGTGAACATGTGACCGCCACCAGCATCAATAGTTGCTTGTGGTACTTCAGTACCAAGACACTTTAAGCCATCTATATATACATCAGTTGTGACAATGCGGATTTGTCCTGTGCTATTTATTTCACAGTCTCGAAAAAGTATTTTACTTCCCGAAAGTGGATTGATTGGGGGATAACCATCTGGTGTAAATAATTCAGTATCAAAAAACATGATTTCTCCACCGCTATTTACACGCACAAAAGAATAGGTTTCTGAATACCACAGGTCACTGGTAAAAGTATTCGTTTTATACGAAACTATTCGTGAGCTACCACGAGCAATGCCGTCATCTTGTTCATATCCGAATACGATCCGATTAAGATTGCTTGCTTGTAGGCTAATATATGGAGAACCAGAAGAAAAACGCAAATCACACCAAATATCACCAAGTCCTGAACGTGTGCCAGAAGATAACTGAATACGAGCAGTTGAATAGTATTGCTTTGTGTTTTGCTTGAGAAAAACGCCCCATGAACCAGCAATATCAGCATCTCTAATATCTTCAAGATTGAACATTATCATATACTGGGACGTGTTATCTGGCGTTACTGCGGTACGGGTAATAGTCGAATAACTGTATGTGTAAAAACCATCAGCACACGTCAAAACTGTTGCTGTATTTCCTGTAATTCTTGCAACAGCACCAGCACCAGTGCCAGTATGAATCCACAATATGCGATTTTTGTAAGCATCAGTTGTCCAAGATTTAGACGAATCAGTAAGAGTTGTAGCTGCTCCTGACGTTGCTGTTCCTGTTTCTTTTCCGCCTGAAACCGTAATGACAGATGATGAATATGTAATTGCCATACTATGTTAGGTTATATTCTTGATTATCCCTATCACTGAAAGCTTCTAACGGATCTCCGGTTCCATAAGCATACATCACATCACCTGTCGCTCTATCCTGCCGCCTGATCTGCCACATATAGCTTTTTGTAAAGAGAAAATAAAAATAGTCTGCGCTGATCGGGTCGTTTCTGTCGTCAGTGTTGTACTCAAAACGCTCTGAAATGGATGCGCGCGTGTCTTTTACGACATCGCCTGACGGTGTTTCGATGATAACAACATCATCTGCACTCCGTTCCGCTATTGGATTGAGTTCACTCGGCTTTTTATTTGCCATAATCTATTTGTACCACACGATATTATTGCCTTGTTCATCGACCAACTTGTTACCAAACGAGTCAATGATATTGTAAATCCCCTCTGCAAGCGCCTTGAGACGGGAATAGGGCGAGATCATGTCTGAAAACGCTGTAAGAGAGGAAAACGGAGAGACTGATTTGCTATATTTTCTGAGTGCGGAGAACGGTGAGAGTGCTTTCTGAAATGCGCCTTTTTTACTGCTATACGGTGCTATTTTTCCATATTTTCTGCCAAGATGTCTATACGGTGACGGCATATCATCCTGACTTTTCTTTTCTGAGTATGGATCGTCCTTTGCGTTGTATATTTCTGTCATATTTTTAAACGCTTACCTCGCCAGAATAATGTGGCGAAGTGAACACTCAAATTATGTTGTCATCATTCTATTGCGTGTGATGCAGCCTGCTTTTTGCAATTTCTCTTTTGTAATTTCGTCGACATCGATCGAGTCACCTTTTTTGACGTTTCGACCACAAACGAAGCAGTCGCTTGTCACAGTTACTTTTTCCAATCGTTCGACCTGTACCTCTTCAACTTCTTGTGCTTTTTTTCGTGCCATATTTTTTTTATTACAAATTATATGCGACCATCTTTTGTTGAATAATTGCTCATTGTGATAGGCAAACAAGAATCTGCCGTCACTTTGGCTTAAAAAATGTGTGATCTGTCCGCGAACGTAGCCAAATGCCATCTTCATTTGCTTTGCTTTCAAGAACAGGTCTACATCTTCACCGCCGTTTTCATATTCTTCATCCAATCCTCCCAATTTTTCCCATGCACTTCGATTTACTTTGAAACAAAAGCCGCTTGGGATCGTTACTTCTTCTTGCGAACGTGAAAGAGTTTTTATGATCTCACCGTTTGTGCTGCACATGATCGTTATGCCGTATCTGACAACGCCTTGACTTGGGATAAACTGTGCAATTCCTGTGATGTCATGCTGATCACGCGCCAGTGTAGTCAAACACTCATTTGACGGAATTGTGTCATCATTGAGAAAAATGAGATTGTCCGTTTCCGCAAGTCGTGCGCCTTTGTTGCAGTTTTCTGAGAAACTTCCACCAGATACGACAATGATATTGAACAGTTGATTGTCGATTTTTTCCAAACATCCTGACAACATCTTGTGTTGATCATGGTGAGGGATAATGATGTCTGCAACTTTCTTGACGTGCTTTTTGTAAAGAACTTTTGTCCATCTGCGGATGTCGTTTGGATCTGCATTTGTGATTCCGCCTGGACGATTCACAGTCCGGAACAGCAACCGGTCACAGAATACAGGCAAATGACCATTTCTCGTCAACCGTATCCATAGATCCCAGTCATCGTACCTGCGCAGTGATTCATCCCACTTCGGCTTTGCAGTTGCTCTGATGAGCGACATGGTACTGATCCCATGGAAATAGTCTACAAACTCCCGTGAAACGAGATCGGCAGGCATTGCGCCCTTGTTTCGATTGAATTCAACACCGTCGATCATAAATCGTCCGAACGCCCAATCTGCCTCTTTGTTTTCTGTGAGTGTTCTGTGCAGGCTTTCAAGGCAATCAGATTCGAGTTCTAGGTCGTTGTCACAAAAGAAGAGATATGCTCCTTTTGCCTTTTTGAGCCCTTGATTTCGAGCCCATGACGCCCCTTTTCCCTGTTTGTCGATGATCTCGATGATCTCAATGTTCTTGTATGTCTGTTTTTTGAGAGATGGGAGCGTTTGGTTTGTTTCCGTCGCTCTATTTGGAATGATGACTGATATGAGTTCTTTCATGTGGTTGCGATAGGAGGGGGCGAAAAGCCCCCAACCTATCAATTAAACGCTAGTACACTGCTGGTACATCCAATGCCACTGCGGCAATCGGCATAACCAATTTACCAGAAACACGCTTTACGAATCGAACAGCTGTCTCATCGTAATCAAATCGATCATGAATCGAAGTGTCTATGCGAAGACCGAGTTTATCGACGATGTAGTACTTGCTTAGGTCAACAAGGATGATGTCACCTTTTGTACCCAATGCTGGCAAGTATGCCTCATCAAGCTCGATTACCGGCAAGCCCTTCATTCGCATCGTCATTGTGTCGTGGATTGAAGGAGACAATAGTGGTCTATCGTATGCGTCAACCTGTTCATCGAGATATTCTGCGGCAGTAGAGCTAACAACCCACACACAATTCTTTCGCATTGTTGTGCGTAGTTTGTGGTACATTGCGTTGATATCTTTGTATCCGACTTTGTTTGCCTCTTGACGATTTACAGTCTGAATGCCAACAGTATTTAGGATACCGATAGGTGCATTCACTCCTTCACCACCACCATCAGCCGCTCCTTGAAAGAAAGCCATATCTTCCATGTATGTTACGGCTGCACCAAATACTTGAATAATATAGTTTGCAACATCAACAATGGAGTCTTGCAAAAGCTCATTTGTGATGATTGTTTTACCTGTGAGTTTTCCAAGTTGGATTTCTTTCTTTCCCCATTTGATTTTTGAGCTGCTAATCTCTCCGCTTTCAACATTCCACGTCATCACAGCGCCTGCATACGAATTAGATGATTGGTCAAGATTCGTTACAGTGAATGTGTTACCGCGAACTGTGCGAACAGTTGCACGAGGTCGAACAATAGACTCTTGGAATTGGTACTGGAGAATTGCTGTATCAAACTCAGTAGGAGCAACCAAATAACCACCTTCATCAGGTGTTGTCTCATTTTGACCAGCAAAATCTTTTTCTGCAACTAATCCGGATCGCATTAGCCCTGCATAATCACCTTTTGCAACCATAAGAAATCCATTTACAAATTTCTCCATGTCTTCGCTTAACGTGATAAACGGAGCCTTATACGCTAGTGTCCCGTGTTCTGCGACAGTGCGCATGACTGACTTTGTTTTGTCAACATCTTGCGTCTTTGTTACTGCTGCTTTTTGAGCATTTTGGACAGATGCTTCTTCAACTGTTTTGAGGATTTCAGGCAATTTCTCTGCAAGAGCTTTTGAAACTGCATCCTCGACACCTTTTACTTCCTCTGGGTCCATACTTTTTTAATTTAATTGCTTACATTTTTATCCTCCCTGTATTGTTTGAGCGCGATCTCGATTGCTTTACCGGCAACCTTTACCGCTTCTAATTTTGACTCTTCGGCAGCTTTTGATCGACCAACTTCCTGTTGTTTGATCACGAGAGCTTTGACAGCTTCTGCGATCTCGGGAAGCGCTTTGAGAGTTTCCTCTATGCCTTCGAGCCTTTTTTCTGTGCAATATTTGTTTTTGAGTGCCTTTTGCAGGTCCTTTCCGTAATTCTCCACCAAATCAAACACTTCTCTCTTGCCTGATTGCCTATGAAGAATGATTTTGTTCGTACTGTCGTTGATTTCTAGCCACTGTACAGGACTTTCATCTTTCGTCAGTTTCTGAGGTTCTTCTACATCCTCAAGAGATTTCAGGACCTCATTAAGCCCCATGCTCTTTGCTTCTGTGATAAGGGCTTCCGCATAAGCCGGAACATTCACGACGGAGATCTCAAGCAATTCTTGGTCGATAAACTTATAATTCGGCCATTCTCCTTCCCATTCCCGTGGAATAAACCCAACTGAAACTGCACCGATAAAGCCTGCCTCAACAAGTTGCCTGATCTCCTGCGCAAACGGTGTCGGTGCCCATTCTGCTTCTGCATATACCTGCTTTTCGTCTTTCCAAATCTTTGTGACACGGGCGATCGCGGGGATGCTGTGATTATGCCCCCACAACATGACAGGGTTTTTCTTGAAAGCCTTGAAGTCCCACCCAGACGGATCAACGATCTCTCCGTAGCGATCTTCTTTTATGCCCGATGCAATGAATGTGAATGTGCCATTTTCACTTACGCCTTTTTCGTGCACGCCTTTGGTGATCGTGATTTCACCTGTGGCAAATAGTTTCTCTTCTTGTTCAAATTTTTTCCTCATATTTTTGGTTAATTATCTAAGGATATGACCGGCAAGACCGTGCAACGACAATTCACGATCTGATCGGCACTTCCGTTCGGGTCTCCTGGGTATGCCAGATGAGAACCTCCAACAGTAAATTTTTCATCAATCGTGCGTACCTGACCGTCTGCCTTTACGTGATCGTCACGAGTCTTTCCGTCCATTGTCGATAACCACTCTTTCTTAGTAACAAGCCCGCTCTGCTTATATCCGAACATTGAGCCTGCGTTTGATGCCGATAACACCTCTGTGCGTGCGATTGTCTTTGCGGAGCTGGCGATTCTGCCTTCCATGACCTCGTTCACTCGCTTTGCAAGCTGGCCGATGCCTTCTCCTTCCAACAATCCTTCTGCCAATGCTTTTTTGAGCCTTTCCTTTGTTGTGTCGTTCACATCGCTTGCGAATTTCATCGCCTTTTCATCGATCCATTTCGCCGTCAATTCATCTTCTGGGTTGAAATAGAATGTGCCGACTAGGTTCATGCCGTATTCGCCGCTTTCTTTGACGATCTCGCGGATGACGGGCTTTGCTTTCTTTGCAAAGGCATCGTTTTCTGCATCCCAATCAACGAACTCACCGTCAGCAACTCCCTTTGACTTTCCCATTTCGTCTTTGAGCTGCGAGTTGATGCGCTTGCGCTGTCCTTCAAACCATTTGCCTTGCAACATTTCCCAGTATTCCTCCCATTTGAGCAGGCGAACGTCGTACATCTTCCAAATCTGCTCTTTCTGTGCTTTTGTAAAAGATGATTTGCCCTTTTCTTTTAGTGATTTTTTCACAGAGTCGACGACAGTACGGTAAATCTCCTCTTGAGCGCGGAGCCGTTTATTTCCGCGCACAGCTTCCTTGTAAATGCGATCCATCTTGCGCTCTTTGAGAGATTTCGTAGGTTTTGCTTTTAGTGCGATCATTTTTTGTGCATCGTTATTATCATCAATCACTTCCCGATCTTCCCCGAGAGGCAATAGCCCCATCGGTTGATAGATAATGTCGCCACCTTCAACAATGTCATAGCCCATTTCCTCACGAGCTTCGTTGACTGTCATCCATTTGTTGATAGCTTTTGTGTAATGGTTGTCGAGCTTCTCTTGATCTTCAGGTGTCGGGTCAACGTATGTGATGTACAAACCAGGATCAAAATCTTCCCTGACCAAAGAGTGGTTTAACTTTTCTCTCCACCTGCGGAACATCGGCTCTATAGTCATTGAAAGAAATACATAGATGCCTGTTTCGGCATTTGCCCTGTTCACATCGTCTGTCACGGCCATAACGGATTTCGGAACACCCAACGTCATGAGCACATCATCACGGCTGATGGTCCGCATATCCTTGAATTGCATGTCGTTGTGCGTTGTCGATGCGCTTTGAAACTTGAGACCATTTGCCAAAACTGCAACCTTGTGCGCATTGTTGATGCCTGCATATTTATCGTTCCATACTGTTTTGATCTCGTTTCGTTCCCCGTCAGTGATCATTCCATCTGTCGTGAGAATGCCCTTCGGTGTCGCATCGTTGAAAAAGAACTTTGTGTTCCATTTCTTTGAGAAATAGTCTGCTCTGATGACTTCGATGAGCCCCTGGACCTCTCCAACGCCTTTATAAAGGTTCAAAGGGTTTGGCGTAGTGAAATGAATTACTTCCTCAGGAGCATAGAACACCATGCCACTTTGGCCGGTGTTATATTCGTAACCCTTTAGCGAACCGTCATTATTGAGCTTCACGTTCACTAGATCAGCGCGCATCGGCCACAATTCGATGACCTTTCCGCTGGCACCGCGTGCCTTGTAGAGATAGGAGTCGCCGATCAGCTTTTCGTAGATTGCCATGAGAGCGAACATATCAGATCCGCTCATGACAGGATTTGGGTTGGCTAGGAGATCAAGTATTTCATGCTGTTCGATCTCATTGACTTTACCGAATTGAGCCCGATAGAGTTCAAGTTCAATAGTTGCGCATTGGTCTGCTATACGAGAAACTGATGCTTTGATGAGATTGGAAACGGAAAAGCTGTCAACGTAATCTTTCTCCATCACGACTGGTGTTTCATTGAACGAAAATGCGCTTCCGCTGAAAAGAACATTGATCAACGATGAGGAGAATTTCTGTTTTAACCATTTGAACATAGGTGTTTATATTATTTCGATAATCGGCCTCTTTTGATGACTTATTGCGTAACGTATTGCATCCATCGTGTGGTCAAAAAGTTCTTCCGGTATATTGATGATCCTTTCGTTCTTGTCTTTTTGCCACAGGTAATTTCTGTATTCTTTGATGATGTTGAGACTGCGCTTTGTTACTGATATTTTTTGATCCTGTACATACTGGATGCCCTGACTGACACTCCCTTGTCCTTTAACGCACGCAACGATTGGGATGCCGTAGTCTGATATTTCGTCAATGCTCTTAGGCTCTGCACTGTCTGCGACGACTAACGCTTGATCATATTTCTTAAAAATCTCAGCAATTTGCGAATTTCTGAGTCCAGTTTGATATGTGATCTCATCGAGGATATATCCGCCGTCATATTCGTAAATTGCTACTATGGCAGTTGGGTCGTTGCTGTATCCGAAATCCAATCCATATCGCCATAAGCGCGCTTCGGTTGGGATGCTGTCAATTATCTGCCAATCTTTATATATCTTGCCTTCGACTTCTCCTAGCTGTCCTAATCCGTAAACAAGCCACCAGTTCTTGTTTCCTTTTCTCTGTTCGATCGCTCTGACGATTTCCGGTGCAAGAGCTTCGTTGTCTTTATATGTCAGGGTAAGAAAATCGACATCGTCTCGCTTATTCAGTACTTCTGTGTAAAACCAGAATTCATTTGTCGGGTTCCAATCCAAGAGAACAAACTCTTTTGTACGAACTTCCAACTGATCGAAAGCTTCATACGGTATGTTGTTTGCCTCATTTATGAAAAGCCTGTCACGTCTCGGTCCACGTACTTTGCTTGGTTGATCTGCTGAAAAGAACTCTATTTTGCTTCCAGTCTCGAATGTGTATGTGAAATCTGACTTATTCCATCTGCTGTCTTTGAAATATCTGTGCGCTTGGAGAATGTTCAGGAAGTCTCGCATCACACCTCTTTTAAGGTGAGGAAAACTTTCTGAAACAATACTGGAGAGAGTGGGGGTGGTGTCTGTTTGCGCGAGATGAATGAGATAAAGCAGATTACTGATTGATTTTGATGCCGATGTGCCCCCAGCTATGCCACGTATTCTCTTTCTAAGTTTGGCAATCTTCTTGGTTGCCGTCGTCGCTGAGTATAACATTTGCGAGTATTGCTATCGGCTTATCATCTTCATCTCCTCCGACCAGTGGTTGTTTTGCTTTGCCGAATACTTGTTCGAGTAAGAACTTCATGAGTTGTGGGTCTTTCTTGGCTTTCTTCTTTGCATCTTCGACAAGCTTAACGATCTCTTCATGCGTGAAGAAGTCAATGATCTTGTATTTGTTTGTTGAGCCTTTGGGGCGTCCTGACCCTTTTCTCGCTCCACCGCTTGCCATATTTTTTTCTTTGATAAATTTTCAAAAACACAATGATATTAATGTTATGTCAATAGCGCAATCAAGGCGAGAAATCCCAAAGCAATGATTGCGGTGATCGTCTTGATGTCCTGTGAGGTGTTGATGTTCTTTAAACCGATGTATGCACCGATTGTTGCTGCTGTGATGAGGAATAATCCTGTGAGAACGGGAAAGATGTATTTGAGGAATAACCAGAAATACCCGAGAGATGTGATATTCGTTCCGGTGTCGATGCTATAGTCCATAGTTGCAAGTATGGGAGTTGAACCCATTGTCTCTTGGTTATGAGCCAAGCGAGATTACCGTTTCTCCAACCTGCTACAGATCGTAAGCGGAAAAGTTATGATGACGGATATAAAGGGGGCTATATCAACGTCACTCGGGCTTTCCGCTCCCCTCTTGTGAAAGAGAGTAATTTCCCCGCTTACGAACTCTATACTTTCATTTTACAACATTTATAATTTAACGCAAGTACCTGCAACTATTGACTTTTTCAACCATGCAGTTATAATGAAAATGTAACAAATAATTTTTATAAATGGGAAAAATTATAAAGTACCATGGTCATACTGGAGACAGTGGGAAAAAGCTTTCTCCAACATACAGAACATGGTTATCAATGAAACAAAGATGTCAAAATACAAATCACCCCGCATATCACAAATATGGTGGCAGAGGTATTAAAATTTGCAACAGATGGAATTTATTCCACTTGTTTCTCAAAGATATGGGAGAAAGACCAAAAGGAAAAACTCTTGATCGGATCAACAACAACGGAAATTACTCAAAGAATAATTGTCGTTGGGCAACATATTTTGAGCAGGGAAACAATAAAAGAACAAACGTTAAATTAAAAATTTCTTCTAATGAATACAGTATTGGTGAAGCTTCAAAGAAATTTTCAATAGGTCGTTCTGTTTTAAAACGACTATCAAAAAATGGAATCGAGCCAAGTGAAGATGAATTGTCTAGTATGTTTAAAAAACCATTGAAAAGTATTTTATTCCCTGTAGAAAAATTTATAAAAGATATTCAGAACATTGAATCTCGAAATATGCGAATCGTATATCTCCATAAAAAAGGATGCGCTGGTAGTGACATTTCTAGATATTACAATATAAGTAAGCAAAGGGTTCATCAAATATGCAAAAGGTACAGCCATTGACAATTGTATAATTTTCCTGTATACTTATAGTGTAAGTGTAACCAGTTAAACCAGTGGTTATCGGGTGGAAAATAAGCATTAAATAAGCGATTATGTTGCTATTTTACCACAAGAACGCTACTACAACCGTATATATGCCGTTTACACTTAAAAACGTGCTTATTGCGGTCATAAAAGGTGGGGGATTCCAAATATAGGGTGAAGAAGATACGGGTGTCGTAAATTCTAAATCTAAGTTATGAATCACGAACTAAAGAAACTACAAAAGCAAACGAGAAAGTCACTGAGGAAAGAAAACTGGAACAATAAAAAGGAACAATACAAGCGTGTGAATGAATTGTGGAAAATAGTCGTTGTTGCCACGATCTTCACTACATGGACATACAACTATTTCGAATTTAAGTCACTCATGGCAGATCATGCGCGAGCATTGCAAAACTATGAGAGAGTAATTGAAAGACGTCACGCTGAAGTGGTGAAGCCCAACGAGGAAGCTGCAACAGAGGTGACACCTGCTAACGGGGAGACTACGGAGATCGACACTCCCCGTCAAAGCAGGACAGTACCGGAAATGATTTGTGATACATTCCCCGAGGATTGCGACAGAATGCTTGCCATTGCCAAAGCGGAGAACAGAACACTCGCAGCCGCACCGGCACCGAACAAAAACAACGACGGCACAATCGACTGCGGTTTGATGCAGATCAACAGCATTCACGGTTTTGATTGTGAGTGGCTGGAGAATATTGAAAATAATTTGGGTGTTGCCCGTAAAATCTATGACACGCAGGGCATTACCGCGTGGAGCACGTACAATAGCGGAAAATATTTAGAGTTCATGCAATCGTAATATGAGTGATATAATCACCGAACGACTTGAGGACTACGCCGAGATCATCGAGGAGAACACACAAAATGGAGACGATTACGAGAAAGAGGCGAATTTCACTGCCACAACGCGTGAAGAATGGCTTGAGCACGTTTATCAGGAAAGTTAG